GATCATGTATCGTGTCAAAAAAGTTGTAAAAATTTTCTTTTTTAACTTCTTTTCCGTTAATATTAGTAGGCTGATATATTCTAAGTTCAGGGTAATGTTTTATCATACCTTCTAACACAGTTCTTTTAATTAACATACAGCCGGTTGGAGCGTGAGTTGCCTCCACAATACCTAATTTAGATTCAATATGATTTTGATCCTCTAGTTTTATTGGAAAAGTATATCCAGGTTTTTTCAATTGATCTGCATTTTGAGCTTTATCTTTTTCTTGAAATATCTTATCCCAATCTAATGATTTCATTGGATATGGACATGCAATAACATCTTTGTCAGCTTTTAACATAGTTTCAATTGTGCTAAAATTAAAATCAATATCAGAGTCTATAAATAACAAGTGTGTATAACCGTCCTCATGATTTAACATTTCAGCTACACATAAGTTTCTACCCTGTGTAACCAAAGACGATTTCATCAAAGTAAAACTAACTAATATTTTTCTTAAAAAACACTCTTGTTGAAACTTCAATACTGCCTGAGTGTAGTGCATTGAAGTATCACTATGACAAGGAGTGCACACCATAATCTTATATGGTGATCTATCAGGTGGGTCTGATAAGTCTATTACTTCTGTACGTGTATTAGATTGTTGAATGGTTTGATAAGTATCTTCATTAAACCAAATGGGTTTGTTAGGATTTTGCACTGATAACTCCTTTTAAAAATGTCGTCCACTGCATAGCTATTTTATTCCAGTTGTAATAGATATGTGCGTATCTAGATTGAGAATCTAAATGATCGTGTATTTGTTTTTGATCTAACGTATGTGATGCTTGTTCTATACCAAAGCCAAACTTCTGTGCCATCGCTCTGTGATTAGAATCGTATGGTATATACATTGGAAACTCTGCACCTGTTTCATACAAAGCACCAAAATCATCGACGATGCAATATAAACCTGCAGCCATACATTCAAGTAATGATATACAAAATGTTTCTTCAAAAGTACTTGGATAAACATACATGTGATAATTTTTTAAATTATCTTTTATATATTGATTAGGCCTGTAACCAAGATAATTAACATTAGGTAACTTATGTGCTTGTTCGTAAAGCTCTTTATACTCATGATCGTTTTGATCGTAGAATTGTTTACCGTAAACTTCTGTAGATGAATATACATCTAAAGTAACCAAAGGATTTTTTACTAACTGCATTGCACCTAACAATACAGATAAACCACGCCAAGGTGTGTTTTGATGTATTATCTTTATAGGTTTACCTTTCTCGTACGGTTTAGCTTTTTCTATTTTGTCAATACCATTCTTAATAACCACAGATCTATTGGTTGGTATATTAAAAGTGTATCTAAACTTTTCATACGTCCAGTGTGAGTTAAAAACATACCAGTCGTATTTATTATGATTAGCAGGGTTTTGAAACCAGGGAGCTAAGTTAGGTTGATCGTAAGAATTTTTTTGCCAAAGTATGTTCGGTTTAGTTGGATGCAAAGGTATTTTTTCTGGTACCGAAGTACAAATCTGTACTTGATCTAATAAATTTTTATCGACATATTTTTCTAAATATTCGAATTGTAATTCTGTTCCGCCTTTAGGGTTTTGGTTTCTTATTATCATTCATCACTTTCTGGAAGACTTCTAAACCTTTATTAGTTACCTGTACAGTAACGTCTTGTACAATATCAGGTCCTTCTTTCTTCTCTTTATATGTTTCGCCAGTTTTTGTATTTCTATATGTTACTATAGTCGTACAATCTATCTTTGGTAAATTATCCGTTTTCATTCCTTCTATCTATTAAAGCATAACTTATCAGGCCTTGTATCTTACCACTACCTGTAGCTGCTTGCACAGTTATAGCATCTCCTGCTTCTAAATTCAAGCCTTCAGGTGTAGCATTTACTTGTGTCTTAGCTGCTACGTCATCTCTAAAAAATTCATATTCAGTGCTAGAATCTGATGAGTCTACAAAATTCATGTTTACTAGAATTGCTGATGACGCATCATTGTTAGCACAATAAATACTTTTAACTATAATCGTTCCATCTGTAGGGCAAGTAAGAACAGTAGTTTTACCCGTACCAGTTTGTTTAAAACCTTGGTTTTGATAATTTATACTCATGATAAAAAGTAATTAAACGCGTCCTGTTCGTTTTTTAAGTCTTGTTGAAAAGAAAAGTTTAATTGATTTTGTAGTGTGGTTAAAGACTCGAGTATCTGTCTTTGATTTTCTACATCGTATTCTGGTTTTGGTTCAGGTATATAGTTTGTTACTTTAGCCATAAAAGCCTCTTCTAGAGTCTCTTATATCATCTCTAGATGTAAACCCACTAACTCCTACCTTTGGACTTCTAGATGCTCTTTTTTCGGTTGCAAATTGTGCTTGACTAGGTGCCCCTGATAAAGCTGATCTTAACATATCTAAATTTTTCTGTGAAAAAGATTTACCTTCAGCTTTTCTCTTAATTAAATTAGCTAATCTCTTCTCAGCTCTACGTTGTTCTCTTGCAGGTTCAGAATAAAAACCACCTAATGCATTCATTCTATTTAATTGTTGAGGTGTAAAACCTAAAATACCCATAGTTGCAGGTCTGTAAAAATCAGATTGTTTTGGTCTAAATATAGTGTTAATAAGATTGCCTATTATTCCACCCCTATCCATATAATTTTCTATACCTTTTAAAAAACCTGCTTTCTGTGTAACGTCATCGTCATCTTCTGTTACTACACCTGTAGCACCCACGTCATAACCAAGACCTTGAAGAGAAGGTTCTAATTCTGCAATGCCCATTGCACCACTTGCAAAGTCAGCTTCTTTAACACGTTGTGCACTTCTATCAAGATCTCTAAAGTCAGCTTCTTGTTGCTTAGCTAAAAATGTAGGAGTATCAAAAACACTTCTAGATGGTTGATTTCTTTCAATTAGTTGTTTTATTAAATCAGTATTTACAATACCTTGTTGATCTGAAAAAGGTGTAAATTCTACATCAGAACTTATTACATCCCTAACTTTTAGTGATCCATCTGTATCGATGAATTGTTCTTTCATTTTTCCATCAGCACCTATAAATATCATTACTACCTTCTTCCATCTGGTTGAGCATCTAATCTTAACGTACCATATCTCCAGGTTTCACCTGTACCATCATTTTCTATCTTGACAGATACAAGTCTTCCTCTTGCACGTGTATCTACCTTATCAGTTGTTGACGTAACTGTAAAGGGTCCAAGTGGAGAACTTACAGCCACATCGTCTGGATATGCACTAACTAATAATGTTACTTTAGCATTGCCGGTTTGGTATTTAAAATCAGGTATAAATCGTCTAACAGCCATAAAAAACTCACCATCTCCTTTATAATCTACTACACCCGTTGCTTGACCCAGAGCACTTCTTCTTGAAGTTATGTCCCAATCACCTGATCTAATAAATGCAGGTATGGCTGTTGTTGCTGTGCTATTAACCTGGTCTGTTCCTTGCTCATGTTCATAATAAATACTAGCACCATATTTATTTGTAATTCCTAATATGTCAGGAAATACTGGTGTTAGCGTATCATCGTAATCTGTGGCGTATGGATTATCAAATACACTTTGATCTTGATATGTTGTTCTATCTAATGATGATGTTGTCCAACAGTTTTCAGAATAATTATAAGTCACACATCGATCAATCTGATCAGATCCTGATTTAGGATAAAACCAATTAACCTCTGTATATAAATTATTTGCACCTGCAAAAATAACATCTCTTGAATTAAAATTTAATCCAAGATTATCTCCGTCTGTGCTAAATACAAAATCTTCTACAAGTGAAGGTAACGATTTTACTGTACCATCAAATGCAAAAAATCCACCTTGCGATCCCATCCAAAATACAGCACCATTAACAAAGGTTGCTGCGTGTTGACCAATACATCCACAGTTTGTACCAACTTGTCTAACACTAAATGTAAATGGTGGACCAACAAATTGAATAACGTAAGCAGCCAGATCAGTTATGACAAACACATAATCTTTACCCTGAAGTGCTGCTCTTATTTCGTTTCCTGTATCTAATCTAAATGTACCAGCAGTGTTGGTTGCTGTGGGTGTGTATGTGTTTAAATCTTCTTGATTAGAAAATCTTACAAACATTGGATCTTGTGTAGAAGTGTCACCAATGGTTGTTTCAGTTCCAAAATGAAATAGGTGTCTGTCACGATCTGATACTAATGTAAATCTAGTGGCAGTAGGATTGTTACCGGTTGCAAAACCTGACGTAGTTAATGATGCTCTAATTGTTCTTGCATTTGATGCACCGGCATTCCAGGTAAAAGTTTTACCATTAAATATAGTTGCAACTAACACTTGACCAAAGTTATCAAGACTCCAGTTTCCTGGATCTAGGGTCACGTCACTTGTGGCTCTGGCTGTTCCCCATGTAGATGTATTCCAAGTTGATGTTCCCCAACCATAACCAACAGTTTGAGTCGTTGGTCCCACTTCAACATAAGGATTAACTGTTGCAGCTCCTGCAGCAGTCATACCAGATCCTCCTTCTGCTCGTGAAGCTTGAATAGTAAATTTATCTATATCAGGTACAGTTAATATTTCGTAAACTTGTTCTAATTCTGCTGCTGTAAAATCTGATGCACCTGTTACGGTTACTGATGAAAGAGTTACATATCTTCCAACGGCTAAACCATGTGAACCTTTATTAATGGTTACAGTTCTAGACGCGTTAACAGTTGTCAAGGTGCATCCAGTAATAGCTGTATCTAAGGGTGTAATATCATAAAAGTCATTACCATAGTAAAGAAACAAACCTTGTGATGTACCTATAGCAGCATATTTTTCACCCGCAAAACTTGAAAATGCAACTTGTGCTCTTGCTGCTCCTGGTAATGTTTTATTAGCAGCAGTTAATTGTAGCCACCCACCTATTTTTTCAGGTAGTCCGTATCTAAATCTTACAAAATCACCATCAGTCCACTGACCTTCG